CTTGTGAATATTTTTTGCTAATTCCTGAATAGAAATTTCCAACTTGTCAATTTTTTTTTCAAGCTGAGTAAGTCTATCACCATGAATGTCCTCCATCTTCTGAATGCGCTTTTCATGGTCCTCCATTTTGTTAAACAGGTACTTAGATATACCCATTAGAACGGTTGTAGTAACACCGCCTATCCACAGAAATATGTTTGTATAATCAGTCATTTTCTCCTACGTATAAAGCATAGATAATTATTGATAGCGGTATCACATTTGCTAAGACGGAAATATACGATGGTTCAAAGTACCCAAAAATGATAAATCTCACCATTGAAATTATCCCGTCTGCTACCACCCCCATAAACACTAGCTTGCCTTGTTTTGTAACGCTTGTATGTATCCCGTAACAACCAATGAAGGTGACAAAACAATACAAGCATAACTCCTTAAATAGCCAATTAATAACATCACTATCCGATAAGTCATTATTGAATAGCCATGCGTTTACAGGCTCTAAGGTTGGGTCTAGTGAAAACAGGGTGTAAAATAACACCGATAATATCAATATCCACCAACGCAAACTATTTCTTTTTAACTGATACCTTTTTAGAAAGTACCATCTTTCCTGTTGAATCTTTAACCATTGCTCTTTCTGTCTTAACAGCAGGCTTTTTAATCGGTTTTTTGGGTCCCATTTTCATATTGTTTATTGTTTAAGGTTTTGTCAAATATACAAATTAATTTCATGCGAATTGATGCACGGGGTTAGATGGTGGTGGAATTACTAGGGTTGTTAAGATTGATTCATCAAAGTCATCCGGAACAAGAATGTTTGCGTGATATCCTTCCTTCCAAGTCAGCACCTCCCCGGTTTCAGTGTCGAATGTTGCCGGAACCTTGCCTATCCAATGGCCATGTATCGTACCATTGCTGAACTCGATTTCACCTGCATAGCCTTCAATGAGTGTGGCTATGTCCGCAATCAGCGCGGTTTTGGTGGTGGATTTTAGGTATAGCGTTTTCATAGATTACAAAGTTGTTAATGATTGAAGTTCTGCGTCAGATAACGGTGTAGGAAATAGCATCATTTGAGGTATATTAAAAATCCTTCCAAGTGATGTAATTCCAAGGTTTTGTAGTGCTACTTGAGTGAAAGAAGTTGCAGACACCTCTTTGACACCATTTACGAAAACATCTGCTGTGCTTCCATTCCATTTAATTGCTATTTTAACTGTGTCTGTTGTTGTGTCAAATAAAGATGTGCCAACGCCTGATTCATACTTCCATAGCTTGTGCCTTCCGCTAGGTCCAGCTGCTATAAAATTAAACGAATCGCCTAAAAACCCACTTGCCGAATTTGTCCCCAAAAATAAACCTGCTGTGTTGTCAGGGACAATAGATGTATTATTAATAAAATGTATATACCATGTTCCGCCACTTGCTGATATTAAACCATTTGTATAAACGTTGGATAGGCTAAACGTATCAGCAACACGTGTAACAGCTGTACCAGTTGTTGCGATGTAAGAACTAGCAAACGCTCCAACTTCTAGTTGGATTCCCCACGCCACAAAACTTCTTGGAGTAAAAACCGCTTCAAAGCCTATATAACAGTATGGTGCGGCAGCACCAGCCGTAAACGTAAGTGTTACTCTGCTCCATTCTGTTGAGATTTGCGTTATTGAAGCTGAGGCGCCGCTTGCGATGCCTGATACAACCGGAACGGCAGTCAATGCAGCTAAATCTATCGTGGCATATATCGCGGCGCTTGGTGAGCTCAGGTACATCCTGAATGTTTGCCCAGCAGTCAGGCCTATGTTTCTGAAATAGCACGAAAGCGTATAGGTCGTATTGTCGGCAATACTTATGCCGCCAAGTCTCCTGAAAAATCCGCCATCGACCGTGATGCTAATGGTATCAGCAGTAAGAGTTCCGTCAGGTGCTGTGTGGGTGTTTGATACCGCACTGGCATTGTAACCGGACCAACCTGCATCTGTGAAATCTTGGCTCCACAGTGCTGTATTAGTACGCTGCGGCTCAAACAACCAAGCAGGGCAGCCACTATCTGGATATTCCAAAGCTGGCACGTTATTAGCAAGCGACTCAATTATACCGCTTGAATTTCTCCGAGTGCGTGAGCTTGCCCTCGCAAACGTCAAATCACCGCTGCCGTTGGTCGGCTTCAACGCATATATCTTTGATGCCTTGTAGGCATTCGGAGTTATGATTAGACTGGCACTATTATACAAACTTTGCCCTAAACTATTCAAATAGTTTTGAAGGCACGTCTGCGCTTCAAAAGTACCACCATCGGCAGTTACTCTTGATATAAAATTTATTATCAAATTAGCTGCGTTAACAACCATCTGTATTCCTATTTGAATTCCTATTCTCATTGCTTCAAATTTAGTGTTTATCCGTTACTTATTTTCATGTTCTTAGTGCTAGTGTCCCACCACGCCACGCCTACTATTCCTGGGTCTGAGGTTGGAAATCCATCTTCTAGTCTTAAATAATTAATGACTGGACTCCTGAATGGGAAAAACAATCCTGAACCCTCTGAAATATCTTCACTTGGAGTAAATGAAGAAATGTATATAGTCGTTGCTCCTGCACCTGCGTCCGCTGTAATATTAAGTTCATAAATAACTCCACCTTGATTTGGGAATAAAATAACTTTATCACCCTCTTTAACATCTCTAGTGGTTGCATCAACATCAATACTAGTAACAGTTCCAGAAACATCGGTTTTAAGCCTAGTAAACGCCCTTTCTGAGCTAAATTTAATCCAATTGTTGTTTCCTGTTGCTACCGCTCGTTGCGTATCGCCTACGCCTTCTCTGATAGTTTGAATTGCATTATTAATATTCGGTGTTCCGCTATTGGTCACGTCTAAATCGGTAGAAATAGACTGAATTTTAAACCACTCAGCGTTGTACTTGTCTTTTATTAAATCTTGCGAACCTCCATTCAAAATATACTTGTCGTCATCGTACCATATTGCGAAATGTGGCGGAACATCTGTAATAACTTGACCTTGATAGCGTGGACAAGGTATTTTTTGACCTGAAATAATCTCACGAATTAACAGTTCATTTATATCATATGTAGGTCCTGTTTTATCTACTGACCATGCACTTGATAAATCAGTTGGTGAACCGCTTGTACCAATAAATAAGGCTTGATTGCTTGAATAATCAGGGCCATCCCCAATACGCGCTTCAGGTAGTTCGTAATCCTTAGAATTAATTAGACTTGAATTATTTTGAACTCGATAAAGTTTAAAATCAAAATCGTTATTCGTATCCACTAAAGCTTGTACTTGTGAATAAGATAACGTACCTCCAGAATTTAGAGCTATTGATAATACTTGAATCGAACAAGGCGAATGCGTACCGCTAGGAAGGTCAGGAGTGATTATGGAAATTATCATAGTCCCGTACTGTGTAACTCCCATTTCTACCGTACAGGTTGTGGCTGCCATTGTCCATACATAACCACCTGTTGGAATATTAGCAAGATAATATACGCCACAATTTATAACTAAAGTAGCGGTAATTATTGGAGCAATTGTTATTGAAATTAAACCAGAAACGCCATAATTATAAGTTACCAATATTCTCAATTTCCTGCCAGTTCCGCCCAAAACAGCATTAAAACTTTGCCCGGTTGTTAGTGGTATTGTTGGGTCAATTAAGTTCTGACTTTTACCAATTTCAAAATTTCTTGATACGCTTCTTGCTGCCGGAAAGTACTGCCATTGGTTACCTGCTTCTACAAAATAAGTTACTTGATCAACCGTATCATTCCATCCAGGTGAACTAGCTGAAACAAAATTCCCTGCATAGCTGTAAATCCTCTCGTACAGAATATTTGTTTTGTTGTAAAGATTTACGGTCACGATCTTGAAATATCCTTCACTTAATAAAATTCTGCAATTGAATTGAAGTAGAATTGTTTCGAGTGCATCATAACAACTTATTGGCTTATTGTTGTTAGTGTCTTCTTTGTCGATATCAACTAACGCCCAACGCCTAAAGAAAGTTTGAGTGAATGGGTCAGTAGTGCTACTTACCGCGCTCATATTTGCTTCGTACCAATTAACAGAATTACTCCAAAGCCTTGCTGTGGTTAATCCTGCATAGGTGAAATATTTGTATAGCGGTAGTTTCTTGATGAGTAAAAACAAAGTTGAATTTATACTAGCCGTTACATTTGTCAACGCTTCGGTGAAAGGTAAATCTTTTAATCTCGCTAGGCCGTCCGTTGCGGTTAATGTCATTTGATAAGGATAGCTTGCGTCCTGCCTTTGAAATAAATCAGGAAGCAATACGCCTACCCAATATAATTGAGAATTTCGGTAAACTACCGCAAAGAATCTATCCTCACCTTCATCAACTGCATTCAGAATATTGTTGAATAGAATATTTTCTTGCCCTACATTTTCAACCAGCATGGGGATAGTGCATTTACTACCCTTAATTACTGAATATCTTTCATCCGATTGGCTTTCGTATTCTATGGACAACCCAGGTGCAAGTCTGAAATATCTTGCACTACTTAAATACTCAGTATCTATAATTTGCACCTCGAAATCGTGGCCGTATTGCTCAGATTTTGTCGGAAAAGAAATCAAACAAGTACTCATTTTACCCTGGTTTGTTTTTGATTAGATTTTTGAACAGAAAGCAATAAATCATTTCCGAGCAATCTTGAGTTTATTTCTACATTCATGTTATTTGGTGAGAAATTACCACCCATAACCGAACCGGTACCGGAATAGCTACCGGATGCTTTTGGTGTTGAATTTCCACCCGACTTTGTACCTAGATAACCAGCAACCGATTTAAGAGCAAAACCACCACCAAGATAAGCATACGCCATCGGTGCGACTGCGGTTGCTCCAGCTAGTGCTGCTCCTACCATTGCGCTACCTATCGCTATCATTGCGCTTCCGATTTGGTCGGCTATGCTTGCGAAAAACTGACCTATCGAAATATCAGCACCTGCCAATGATTGACCTATAATTGTGCCTAGTTGTCCAAACGCATTCGTGGCAGTACTTAGAATAGCTTTGTTGAAATCTTGCAAGGCTCCTGCTGTTTGCTCTGCCCATGCTTTTGTTTTTGCGCCTGTTTGGTTTACAAAGTTTTCAATTGCAATTTGACCCGCCCTAAGCCTAGTATGCAAGTCGCCTAGTATATTATCGCTCAAAGGTTGTTCAATTGTTAGTGCCTGCTTTGCCTCAGGTTTTACAAACTTATTCTGTGTTTCAGACTGCTTTTGAGCAAGTATGTTTTCAAACTTTATTTTCTTTTCGTATTCTGCTATTAAGTCTTTATTTGCGTTTATTTCATTTTGGATTTGTAGAATCTTAGTCTTAGTGGCCATGTTAGCCAATAGACCTGATTGAGTAGATGAGTCTTGGAACTTAGCTGCTTCTTTTTCTTTTGCTAGTTTCTTTTCAAGTTCTACTATTTCCTGCCTAGCTAGGTTTATCTTTTCTTTATCAACTGAAACGCCCTTAAGTTTTGCATTTGCTTGTAGCTGCAATTCTTTGTTTGACTCTTTTAGCTTATTGGTCATTTCTACAACTGAATCATGAGTCTTGCTTAAACCTAATTCAAGTTGAAAATTAGATTCCCTTACCCTGTCTTGTGATTCTGAAAGTGCAACGTAAGCGACGCCCAGTGCTACAACTGCCCCGATTAGTACCGTAAATGGATTAGCCAAAATCCACGCTTGCATAGATGCTAGTGCCGGAATTACATTAGTGTTTATTACTACTGCAAGTGCATTAAACGCCCCTTTTGCCTGTTCAAGTGATTGCCCCATACCTGCAATTCCTTGCAAGCTCATTAATGTGGCTATTGTCTTTTGCGTGTTTTCAGATTCAACCCCAAACAATTGCATTGCACCTACTGCCCCCTGCATAACTCCGGCCATGCCTGAAATTGCATCACCTGCTACCTTGAATCTTTGTTCAGGGTGAAATGCTTGCACTACATCATTAACATCGTCCAATTGGTCTTTAAAATCAGCCGCTCTTTGCGCTGCTTCAATAAACGCTGCACTCGAAGTACCTTGAGTCATTGCAAGCACTTGAGCATCTTTAGCAGTTTGCCTATACGCTTGTTGTAAGTTCTTAAATGCAGGTGCTGTTTTGGTTTGGATGTCATCAGTAACTTGAGACAATTTACCACCTGCATCCTGAATAGCTTTTGCAGCTTCGGCGGTCCCGGTTTTAATTCCAGAACTGTCAAAACTTGCACCTATGTTTATCATTTTGTCACTCATGCTTCTGCTATCTTATTCGCTAGGTTGTAAATATCCAAATTCTCCTTTATCCATTCCTGCTTTGTTCTTGGTGGTTTTTCATCCCAATCGAATCTAACTAAGTCAGTAGGTTTAATTGGCCGTTTTGAGTAAGGGCTTAAACTTACCGCAGCTTGCCACCTTGCCACGTTCCACATTGTTTGCCTGCGCTCTAATTCAAGTTCTGAATGTCCGGCATATTTCTGAAAAAAGAACCTAATCGAACAGTTCCAAAACTCGCTTTCAGTTAGATTTAACCTTCCGTACCCTATTCGCTCGTATTCGTCAATGTTTTTTTTTGAGTTGAAAAATATTGAGAAACTTCACTTGCAAATGCTTCAATAATTGTGACCACATCATTCCAATCTGAATAGTCTAGTACTTCTTCAATTTCTTCAATACTCAATTTTTTACCTATACCGTAATGAGCAATTACAGCGCATTTCGTGAAGTCTTGACCAAACTCAGTCAATTGTTCTAGCTTTAAGTTTTCAGCCTTCAAAAGTTCTGTTAACGCTTTGAATGAGTACTTGAATTCGTACTCAATTCCATTTAATTTAATTGTTGTCATGTTTATCTTGTTACAAAAAAGAAATAATCTGAATAGTTGTAAAATGTCCCATCAAGTGTACTCATTTGGTCGATTCCATCAACTTCATTTTGAAATTGACTGACTTGAATTGTAGTACCGGATGAAGTAGTATTAATTACGTTTTCAAGTAAAACTCGAATCCTATTCTTAACAGTTTGACAGGTATCAAAATCGGTGCTAAAAGTACTGACTTGAATTCTGTACCTATCCATTGTGCTTGCTTGCGCTTTGGTATTTGTCGGAAGATTTGAAATAACATTAATCACAACAAAAGGTGACTGAGTTCCCTGTGGTGCTGCATTGGGGTAAATCTTTGAACCAACCAAACTAGTTAAGGTAGCATCAGCGACTAAAATTGAACGTATAGCAGAATAAATACTCATATTACATCAAATCCTTTCTTTTCTAGTGTCGAAACTAATACACTCATTATTCTTTGATTCAAGTCACTTGCTACTTGTGATTCAACTTCATCCTTTGTCCTGCGAATAATACCCAACGGGACAACTCTACCAGTTGAAATTTTGGAACCGTACAAACGGCCCTTTCCAAGACTTACGCCACCTTGTTTTGTGTTTGCTCTGTGCCTTTCAACCGTACCATACTCAAGTAAGTGCGCTGTGTTTCCTCCTTGTCGGTAGTTAGGTCCAATGTAGTAAGTATAGTAAGGGTCATTATTACCTTTTCGTTTCCGTTGGAATGCCATTACTGACTTGATTAAATCCCCTGTTACTCGATGCGTTTCGTAATTCTGTTTTAATTCTTTAACGACTATTTCAGATGAGGTTTTAACCGCTGCAAATAGTTCATCATCCGGCAATTCTTTACCAGCCTTTTTTAGTTCGTTAACCAATTCAGAAACGCCTGTAACTTTAAATTTAATCATTCCTGCGAATCCTTGCTTATACCTCTTATCTCATACCCTACTTTCAGACCTAGCCCAAATTCGTCAATGGATGAAATATCGAATGTTTGGCTATTCCAAACTATTTGCATTTTCTCATTAATCGAAATCCCCTGTTTCCTAATTCGGAAAATAGCTACCCTACTAGCCACCTTTTCATCGCTCTGGTTAGATTCTGCGCCACCAGTTGGCACTACCTCAGCCCACAATGTATAAAGAGTGGAGTAGGTGCGCGTAACCGCCCCGGATGCACTTTGCGAATTAGTGAATCCTTGAACAATTACGCGCTGATTATATTTCCCGATGTTAATACCCACTATGCAACGGTTCCCGAAACTGGCGCTCCTGTAATTTCAAACGAAGCTGTGAAGGTTTCAGCGTCTTCCATAGGTGCTGTAAGTGTAGCATTTGTGCACAAACATTCAGCTTCGTAATACTTATCCCCAGAGGTGGCGGATGTCATCCTAACCGTTAATACTGTCTTAGCGATCATAGCTGCGTAAAGCTCCTCAAAACCATAAGTTGCGGCTTCATCGAATACGCCTTCAAAGTCGAATGTACCTGAACCTTGACCATAAATTGACTCTTTCCAACCTCCTGAATCCTGGTTTGAAACATCAATTGTCGCCCGGGACAAATTGAATGACTTTGATTTGCCCTTTGCTATTGCGGTGCCTTCTACCTTGAGTACTACCGCTGTTCCATTTTGTGCTCCTGCCATATTTTTATTTTTATTTGTTTACAAATCTGTTAATAAAACAATACCGCTACTTGATTCGCTTCCAGTAGCGAATACTTTCTTCACTTCAACCGGGCAAGGAACTCCTGCAACGATATAAATATCCTGCGCGTATAGTGGCGCAACTGTTGTTGAATTCGTGTCGAAGTGAAGTGCCGGAAGTACTCTATATGTGCCGGAAGTTGTCACGCTAATAAATCCTGTTTTTCTAATAGCAGAATTGAATTGCTGTGTTTCAATAAATGTCGGTAGTGTAGTTGTTGATCCGGTCAAATCAATTGCAGAACCGCCAAAGCTTTGACTAACTTGAAAGGTTGAACCAGATACACCTACGACATAATAAGGTACATTAATTGAAATACCTGTTACCGTACCTAATGAGGTAAATTGAATAATATCACCGTTTGCTAGTCCGCTGCCTGCCGCAGTAATTGTATTAGCTGATAAATCAACCGCGCTAGGAGTAATTTCAGTACCTCTGAAATTTGTCCATCCTGCCGCTGTTAAATAATTTGTATCACTTGGCGTAACTTGTACTAAACGTTGTGCTGTACTTAAATTCATTGTTTTATTAATTTGTCGGTTGCCCGGAATCGAACCAGGTAAAGCCTACCAACCGAATACATTATTTCTGTAAGGTTCTAACAAAAATTGACTTGATTGAGGTATTTCATTTACTTGAGTGCCTGTAACTACATCTTGCCTATTCTCGTAATAATGCCCAATGATAAATTTCATTGCTAGTTTAATATCATCGGGTACATCACTTGCTAAATCACCATGCCCACAGGTAAATTTAATTTGCATTGCGTTTATCTGATTCTTTATTGTGGATGGCAAATCAGTAAATTGAACACGACAAGGGTTTGAATTTTTATCTACAATGTACTTACTTGAATCAATTGTTTGAATATTTCCATCAATGTCAAAATACTTAATTGAATCAACTGTTTGCAATGGGAATTTATTTATTTCTACAATATCCGAAATTTCCGAAAAATCAAGCGAAAGCAGCCATGATTGGGTAATCAAAGGTCGATAAGTCCTAGCTTCAACTTGCCTTCTTGCAGCTATTATAAAGCTAGTAATTAAATCATCCTCTGAATCAGTATCAACACGCAAATACTCCTTAACCTCTTCCAAGGTCAACGGTTCATCTTCCGGTTGTTTCTGTATTAAATACCCTGCCATTATTTTGATTTCTTTTCAGTCTTTTTTGGCTCAGTTTCTTTTGGCTCTGATTCTTTAACTAATTCAGCAAATTCATTCTGAATCATATCGGTACCAATCGCTTCCGTTACCTCAATAACTTCCCCGGCAAAGTGCGCCATTTTGTATGCGCCACAAATTGTCTTTAATAACTTTACTTTCATGTTTTTTTTGAATTAGGGGAGGTTTTACCCTCCCCGTTATACACCTAAAGAAAACACAACCTAGTTGGCCAAAATATCAGCAATTGCACCCAATGCAGCTGGCTGTTTCACCACAACATCAACATACTGATTTACGGTTAAAGCGGTATATCCTGAACGCGCATTACTGTATGGATCAACAACAACTTCAACACCTCCGAACTGTCCTACAACAACTTGACTGAAATCACCTGCAATAAGTGCTGAACATACTGCACCGGATGCATTCTTAGTCAATGTATCAGGGATGGATGCGGAAACAGAAACAGGGTAACCTGCAATTGATTTGCTCAACGCGCCAAACGCGTTATTATACGATACAATCATATTACCGCTACCAGTGTCGGTACTGGTTTGAAGCATATTCGCAAATACCTTAGGGTTAGTTACCCACTTGTAATTGTCAAGATTACAATTCGCTGTTGCAATAGCCTTCCATAACTCCATAACCTTTGCGAAGCTAATAGCTGCACCATTTGTACCCATGGCTACTGATTGAATGCTTGCAGTATTCAAAATTCCGGTTGGTTCGCCTGAACTGCCTGAGCCATTGAATACAGCACGCTGCAATGTTTGAGCAATTGAAGCCATAATATCCATCATTACCATCTGGTCAACGCTTCTATTTGTTTGAATGGCCAAACGCTTAGAAATATTTGTTGCACCATACAGCAATTTAGGACGAAGTGAACGACTTACTACAGTAGGGTCATCAGGTGACTGAGTACCTGTTTCACCATTTGCCCATCCAGAAACTACTGCGCTTGAAAATCCAGGCAAATCAGTATTTGCAGAAAGTCCTGAAAGAACCTGAACACCAAGTTCGCCTAATACTGTTTTATCGAATAAGGCATCGAACCACTCAATTTTATCGGTAGGAATCAAGTTACCACCGTCCGCAGCAACATTGGCAGTCATGGTACGTTTTTCGCTTGCAATAGCACCCATCAATTTACTTGATAGATAAGCACCGCCCGCGGTAACTACACCCAATGAACGTGCTTCTTTAGCTGATTCCTCAAGCATTTCGCGCTCAAATCCGGTAACACCTTCAATGCCGCGTTTCTCGTCATATTCGGAAATCATTTTGCTGATTGAAAAACGTTGCATTTCGCGTTTTTCTGGATCTGGTTCGGCAAATTGTTTGCCTACTTTTTTTGCTTCACGTTTTTCAAGTTCCAAAGCTGTTTCGATAGCTTCAGTCAATGAATCTTCTTGTGCAATAAGTGAACGTAATTCAGCTGTTTGTGCTTCGCTGATATTATCCACCTTTTTAAGTTCGTCAATCTTATTAGTGATTAACGCCCTTTCCTCTTTTAGTTGTTTTGAGCTTTTCATTTATTTTTGAGTTAATTTTATTTCATAAAATGCTTGTTGACCAGACTTTTTTGGCTTGCTTTTTTCTGCACTTCTTAACGCCACGCTGGTATCAGAATAGGCAGGCCACGTAACAGGAGAAACATCATAAATTTTTTCAAATCCTAGTATTGTTCGGATGTCTTTAGTGCTTCCATCGGCTTGTTTTACATCATATTCCCAAGACTCTTGGCTAACGCTAAACGCAAATGAACTGCCCTTGATAAATCCTAAAGAAATATTTTCTGCAACCTCTTTTGAGCATTCATTTTTTGCCTTGAAATCATACTTTAAACCAGTTGAATCAATAGTCAGGACTAAATCATCTTTATTTCCAGTAGTACGGCTTAAAATCTCATCGTCATCGTGATTGAATAATGCCACAACATCACTCATATCAGCATTCGTAAACGCTGATTTATCAATTTTCTCCAAATACCAGCCCATGTCTGTAATTTTATCAAAAACAGCTGCGTATCCGGTGATAGTTGATACCATTTCATCGCCTTCCATTTCTGACCGAATCTCAACCGGATTGGTAATATTGCGCCTTTCGGCCTTGTCATCTATTTTATTTATGTAGTCCTTTTTCATCTTGAATTAATTTGTGCCTGTTGGGTCTGCATTTGCTTCACTTGCTTTATTGTCTAGGCCTGATTTTCCTTGCCAAAATTCATCGGTTTTATTTGCCGGAATCATATTAACAGGAGCGAAATAGATATCGCCTTCCGCGCCTATTGTGTTTTCTCCGATAAATCTTCTTACGTCATTACTTGAGTATGCTCCAATATAGAACATGGTTTTGGCCCAATTCGCTTGCGAATTTGAATCACCTCGCATCAATAGTTTTTCGTTGAATTTCGCTTCAAGTGGTTCAATTTCGTCAGCCCTGAATAGCTTTCTTTCGACTTCCTGTTCGATTCGTACCAACCATGGCATTAAGCAGTCAGTAACATACTCAATGTTTAACTGCTCTAAATTGCTCGAACCTGTTGAACCTGTTTGAATCTTGCTCAATGGCATTCTGAACCACCTAGCTATGTCAGATACATTGAATTCTTGACTTTCGATAAATTGCGCTTCGTTGGGAGTTACCGAAATTTTAGTGAATTTGGCTCCGTTGGAAAGTAATCCTACACCGGATGAAGTTCCGTTCCCTTTAATTGACTCAATGAACCTATTTTTGATGTTTTTTGCTGTTGCTTCATCCTGAATTACTCCCGGGACTTCAATTGTGCCTGTCAAAGTCGCTCCATTTCCAAAAAATCCACTCGCATAAGCTTGTGTGGCTAGGGCTTTTCCGATACTCTCAGAAGCGTACTGAACAACTGAGATGCCTACATATCCATCACCCATTCCCTTAATATGGAATATTTCATCCTGGGTAAATGTACCGTATAGACCTGTTTTTTGGTCATTTACGATATAGTAAAGCTTCTGGTTGAATAATTGTACAGTTACATACTGTGAATTAAGTATGTATAATGCGACTGGACGCGCATTTGAATCGCGCTCGATATACGCATACCCATTACCGCTAATTAATGCGTATTCAATCAGGGTTTGTTTGAACGTAAAAGGCGTGGAAGCTGAATTTGGCTGCTTGTTTAATAGTATTGCAGCCGGGTGATTGCGAATTACTCGCCTATTTCCATTTTCGTCAATTTCGTAAACGTGGAATGGTAATTTTGCTATGTCCTCTGAAATATTCCTTACTGAAGCATAAAAGGCACTTAGTTTAAGACTCGTTGAGCTGTTAACATTTTGCCCGGATGAGTTATTTTGTCCAAAAAAGCTATTCCAAAAGCTTGATGAAAGTATAGTATTGGACTGATAAACGCCACCTTGCACCTTTAAATCAGGCAAATTTGAGCGTTTCTCTAAACCAAAAAAACCTCGTACCGATTGAACTACTCCCATCGGTACAAAGTTTTAACAGGTTTGTGTTAATTAAATTAACAAAAATTCATCGCGAATTATCCCAATATAGGCATTTTGCTGCTCGAAACGAGTCGTAAGTTTTATATCTTCTTGAACCTACTAGCTTTTGCCATTCCTTCTCTAGTAACTCATAGCATTCCTTGTGTGATTTGTCCGGATTTGCCTTCATTATTTCGACAAATCTTTCAAAATAGTTAGTGTGTTTATTCATTTTTACCAAGCGTAATTTAAATCTACTGGGGTTCTTTCAATTTCGAGTAATCCGGCCAGCGCCATTACCAAACTAACAGGACCGTCCACCTTATCCGTACTCTTTGCTTTATCTATCTTAACATTGTCGGCAGGGTCGCGTGTTAACATAATGTTAGATACTTGCCACCTCATGCACCTGTTTCCGTTGTGTAACAATTCCTTATTGATTATCATTTTTTCCATTTCTTTCGTTGGATAACTCATTGATTTAAACCCCTGCCCGAATGCGAACACATTAAATCCGTTGTTCTCTAATTCGTAAACTATGTCCTCAGCTTGCCACCTATCCGAAACAACCATTTTAATGTTAAATATCTTGCTCAATTCGACCAATTTTTGAAGTATTGCCGAATCGTCACGGCTAGGTTTTGAGGTCTGAATTATATCTCCTAATTCAACCCATTGCGGATAATCAATATTTACAAGTTGATACTTGCCGTGCTTTGTTTCCTCGGGAACAAAAAAGTAATTCAATTGCCTTATTTTGCCATCTTTACACCTGAATACTAGAGTGATTGCATTTGTATCTCCCACGCTGGCAAGGTCCATTCCGGCCACGCATTCAAGTCCTTTCAAATCCTCTATTGTGTAGTCATCGTTGCATTTCATCCATGCTTCATCCGAAATCCACCTAGTTACCGATCCAGTCCAAATATTCAAATCAAGTCTTTGAAACGTGTTCACGTGGCTAGGCATAGCAATTGCCTTATCGAACTCTGCCTTCATGTAGTCGAACTCCTTTGATACGTTTAAATTAGGGTTGGCTTTCTTCCAAAGTTCAGATTCTTTCCAGTCGTCACCTTCATCGAGTGTATAGATTACTCCAAACCACGTATCCAATGTAACTACCCCTTGAAGTACTTTCTTAGTTAATTCGTGGTGCTTGTAGCAAATGGAACCCTTATCGCTTCCGGCTGTGGTGATTTCAAAAACTATCGGTTGTTTTCTTGCACCTCTAGCAGTACCAATCAAATCAACTACTCCACTATCCTTATGCGCGTGCAATTCGTCAATAATTGCCATGTGAACGTTTAGGCCATCCATCGTCTTTGAATCTGAGGAAAGCGGTTTAAAATAACTGTAACCTGATTTACTAAATATTGAATCACGGGTAAACCCTAAATGATTTTGAAGTGCATTTGAACCGCGTACCATTTTTTTAGATTCTTCAAAAACTATTCGTGCCTGATCGCGCGTGGTCGCGGCTGAATAAACCTGTGCTGAACTTTCCCGGTCGATGGTCAATCCGCCTAGTGCTACCGATGAAGCCAGAAAACTCTTGCCATTTTTCCTCGGAATCTCAATATAAACATCCCGGAAGCGCCTATATCCTGTTTCTTTCCACTTCCATCCAAACAGATTTACTAGTATAAATACCTGAAACGGCTCAGGTATGAACGGTTGCCCGGCAAATTGTGTACCTGTTTGATGGTTTAATAGCGTGCAAAAACTGCACCATTTCAACCCGGTTTCAATATCGAATGTAAATTCATGACGTTTTAGGTCGTTTTCAAAGCGTTTTACCGCTAGTTTCTCCCATTTGCAGGCAAGAATACTACCAGAATTAACCGATTCAATGTAATCAAAAAAAACCTGTCTAAAATCGTGCATCAAAGTATAGTAATTTTACAAAGTTATGTCTAATTGCCTAGTGTTTTCGTGTATACTTATTTACCATTACATTTTCATTAACTCGCCTAACGTGTCTTTTTCTTCGACTGGTTTAGCCGATATTTTGCCGCGACTTGCAGGACTTAGGCCAAACTCTGTCATCATACGCTGATAATTTCGTGCCGATTCGTTTCTAACCTTAATCATTGGGTTTACTTCGGTTTTGGTGCCTACCACTTCACCGCGTTGGTTGTATATTTCAACCTCAACCTGCAACCCTTGTACTTTAATCAGGTCGTCCGCTTCCATATAAGTGCCGTATTCGTTGCACAAAATTAGTAGTGTTCCGTAGTCTGGTCGCGCCAATATCTGAAAGTTCTTAAATTCTTCCATTAATTCGCTCCACAATGCGGATCCCCATTCGTTCAATTCGGTAGGTACCGGAAACGTAATAACAGATTCCGGCTTCCATTCATCCGGCTTAGTTCGGTCTTTTCGGATTGTTCCCTGGATTTTTTTTAGTGCTGTTGGTTTGCGTGGATTAGGCATCTATTCGTTTACGTTTATTTTGATTACTGTATCTTCTTTTATGATTAGAATAATTAATAGTATCATTTTTAAAAATTTAAAGTATTACTTCACATTCGCGCGCGTAATGTATTGATTTTCATTGATTGTTAATTTAATTAACAAAGTAAAATCAGTTTGAACTGACTTTGTGTGAAAGAAAGTGACTCAGCGCGTTAACGCTTTGAAAACGAATAGTTTCCCTAATCCACGCAAACCAACAGCACTAAAAAAAAACCTGTCTAAAATCGTGCATCAAAGTATAGTAATTTTACAAAGTTATGTCTAATTGCCTAGTGTTTTCGTGTATACTTATTTACCATTACATTTTCATTAACTCGCCTAACGTGTCTTT